TGGTTTATGCCGGTATTCTTCTCCTAGAATTCTAACATCATAATTAACTGTTGTCAATAGATTTAACAAATCCTGTTCGGTAGAATATGGAATGATTTCATCCACATACTTGCAACCTTTGAGTTGGGCATACCGTTCATATACCGATTGTACAGGTTTATTCTTATCCGGTCTATCTAAGGTTGGGTCTGTTTGTAATGCCACAATCAGGTAGTCACAGTGTTGTTTGGCTTCTTCCAACATCAACACATGGCCTGCATGAAACAAATCGAAACATGAACAGGTGATACCGATTTTCATTCCATAAACCTTTCAACGCCTTCAGGTTTCTTTTTGGCTTCCTTTTCGGCTTTCTTGGCTGCACGACTATCTTCGTAGTTCTCAATAAACTCTGAGATATTATCATACAATTCGAACTGTCGAGTAGAACCATCTTCACTTTCTAACATTTCAAACTCATCCAAGATACCCATGGTCTCTGTGGCTTTGTACTTCACATACAATTGTTTCTTTTCCTTTTGGATTCTACGCAAAAAGGCATAGTAGATAATCTGTGTAAAGTATGCAAATGGATTGTTAGATTTATCAGGATTGAAGTTATTGAAGTACATCAGACAGTTTTCAATACCATCTGCAATCATTTCATCACGGTAAGTATAGTTGATGAAGTTGGGTTTATGTGATAGACCTTCGGCAATTTTCATCCAGCATTCACCAATGTAATTCGGTATCTTGGGTTCAGGTTTGCCACTCTGTTTTGCTTCTGCCACTTTAGCCTTATGTTCGACCAAAGCCTTGAGAAAGTCTGCGTTGTTTACATATTGTTTGGGTTTTTTCGTAATTGTTTGATTCATAATTTATTCAAGTATACCATAAAAAGTTGTTGACAAAAGGCTTGACATGTGTTACATTCCTCGGTGTACCCTGTTTGATATTAATGTATAGATATTCCTTTAGAACTTTCCAGTTCATTTAAGGCCTCCATTATATCATTATAATCTTCATCCTCATTGGGTTCCCCTACAGAGTTCAGCTTGTTTACCGCAGTTTCATAATACTGGGCGAAATCATCAGTTGGTTCCATAATACAAACAATCTCTGTTATTCTGATTGATACTGAAGTACCTTTCATGGCCGCCAAAGGCAACCAATGTTGCAATACCAATCTTTGATTTGTCATATCAAACATCATGGGATAATGCAAATTAACCGTTTCCGTATCGGTGATATTTGTATCACAAATAATATCTGAACCATCTTTAAGTCTTAGGATTTGAATCATCGTCTTTTAGTCCTATGTTATACATCTTAAAAGGAAACTTCTCCTCAGTATATATCTTAACTCTTTCAACGAAGTGTCTTAGAGTATAGTTCATGTGTTTTTTGTATCTAAGGTCGTCAGCAATGTCATAGAGAACGGCTTGTTCTTTTCCTGTAGACTGGCGCAAACCTCGTCCAATCGACTGGAGATTGCGGACACGACTTTTGCTTGGCGATGCAAATATGATATTATGCAAATTTCTAATATTGATACCAGTACTAAAAGTACCGTAACTAGCGACCACAATAGCTCCATCTTCTTTCTCCATAATGTGACGAACTTGTTCACGGTCTTCCGTTTCCACTTTGCCGTGAATAAAGAAAACTTTTCGGTCTCCTGCCCGTTCTTTAATCATTTCATACAGTTTTTTACCGTGTTTTTCTACCATCTGGAACAATACCAGAGTATTCTTATCCAAACTGATGGTCAGGTTTCGTATAAAACGATTACGATTTGAACTGTTTACAAGGTAATCCAATTCTTCCTGATATGTCCAATCACGAGACTTCTCACATTTTTCTTGTGTATGTTTCAAAATCAAACATTTAATCTGAAAATCAGATAAGATTTTCTTATCAATCAGTTCTTTTGTCGTTATTACCTGTCTAACAGGACCAAACAAACCTTCCAAAACCAATTTGTGTGTCTTGGTTCCATCCAAAGTACCAGTCAAACCAACACGATACTTCGCATTTGTGCAAGAGGTCATAATGGTTGTCAGTGATTGTGCCTTAAAGTTATGTGCTTCATCACCAATAATGTATTGGAATTGTTTGAAGTATTCTGGTGGCATTTGATATAATGACTGCCATGTTGAGATAATCAACTTCTTACCAGAATGTTTGTCTTTGCCTTGGTAAATCTTATGCACATGTTCATCAACATCAAAGTCATCAAACTCCGCATAGTCTTTAAAGTCTGAGGTCAACTGTTCAACCAAAGAGGTTGTTGGAACAATAATCAAACCTTTCAGGTCTTGGTAGTCCAACAATTGACGGAACAACAAGTAGATAATTAATGACTTACCTGAAGCGGTTGGTGACAGTAGAAGTTTTCTACGAGATTGCATTGCTTCAATGAACGCATCTCTTTGGTGGTCATTCACAGTAATTGGACGACCTGCTGAATGTAGATTCAAAGACTTGAAGAATTTTTCTGCCTGATAGACGGAGAATTCATCTTCCAGTTCTTCAATTTCGTATGTGTATTCTCTTTCATCACAGAACTCCTTGAGATAAGTAATCAAACCAAGATATAGTTCGTTGGTCTGTCTGTTGAATAGTCGTATCTTACCATCCCAGATGCGATTCCTGAACGCAGGAACGAATTGGTGACCTGGTACGAAGAATGTAAAGAACTCAGATAGTTCCATTGCTAGGTGACGCTCACATTCAATTTTGGCGTACACTTCATTCTTCTTAGTTACTACGATATCACTGGCCATTTACGAATTTTTCCCATGAAATAAAGTCACGCAGCTGCCATGTTCTTTGCTTCAGTTCACTCATAATAGATTCAATAACTGAGACACATTCATCATGGTAGACCTTTTTCTCCAATAGTTTGATAAGGTCTTTGTCTGCTTCCATATATGTAGACATGTCAGATTTGAGTACAAATTGAAATGGTTCCCAACCATATTGTTCCAATTCGTCCTTATCCAACTTACCAGTAAAGTATTCTGCTTTGATTTTCTTCATGCGTAGATAATCAAAGTGTGCCTTTTTAGACGCAATTTTATGCTTGGTAAGAATACCAAGATACTTACTGTGGAGTGTGGGGATTTTTAATAATTCTTTGGACGGTTCAGTCTGGTCAATGACCGCATCACGGTCCCAAAGTTTTAAGATTTGCTCTAAAGTTTCCATATTATATTCAAAAAACAAATAATGTAGATTATATCAGATTAGTATTACATTGTCAAGTATTTGTATGATTGGTACCTAAATGTGGCACGACAAGTAATAATATGATTTGCATCTGTTTTGGTATCAAAGTTAATACCATCCATAGAAAGTGGAAAACAATTATGAAATTGAATTCTCAACACTGGGTTATTCAACGCACTTAAAATGGTAAGTGTACAATCAGACAAATGTTTATTCTGTTGCAACTCTCTTGCGTGGTCACGACCTTCAAATCCATCAGGATCGGCAATAGAAGTGAACCAGTTATACATGTCTTTCCATGATTGTAGTTCCTCATCAACCATAAAGGTAATGTCCAAATCGTCATACTTCAATTTGGTACCTGGAGAATACATGTCTAAGAATGGAGTCACACGGTCAACCGTACCAAGTGTTACTCCTGGTAGATTAACTTCTTGGCAAAAATACTGAGTTGCAGGCAATCTACCAAAAGTCAATAAGAATTTCGTTGCTTGTAACGGATTGGTATTCTGTGGGTTTCTATTTAAAACACTCATGTTATCTCCTCTGTACTATTTATTAGACCAAAAAAAAGGGTCACCGAAGTGACCCTTTAAACTATCTCTCTTAACGGAGATTACATCAAGTTTTTGACTTGGAAAATACGGTAGTACTTGTTAGCACGAGCCTTCAATACACCGTGACCGTTAGTAGTACCTTCTGCAAATGGGTTTGCAACCATACCGTAACGAGTCTTGAAACCAATCTTAGGTTGGAATGTGAATTGGTCAACTGCACGAACCATTTGCAATGGAACGTATGGGCAGTAGAACAAACCAGCATCGTAAGGTGATGTACCTTTGTAACCAACAGTTACCAATTCTTGGTTAGAAGAATAGCCACCGAAGTATGGGTCGATGTAAACTTTGATACGACCGTGCAACATACCAGCGAAGGTGTTACCAGTGTCGTCAACTTGCAAGTCAGCAGACAATGCAGGAGTGTATTGCAACACACCAGCCATAGCCATAGCGGAGGCAACATCGGATGATACAATCATCACATTGCCTTTACCACGACGAGTTTGCTTAGCGATAGTGTTAGCTTCACGCTCGATTTGGAAAATCAAACCCTTGAAGCGTTCAACTGACCAACGACCGTTAGAGTCAGTGTCTAGGTCGAAAGTACCAGCAGTTGTTGTACCCCATTGGCAACCGGCAACAGCAGTTGTATAGATTGTACGAATAACTTCACGGTTGATTTCAGCCAAGATTTCTGTAGACAGAATGTTAGACAATTCTGTTTCAGCATCCAAACCGTGGATTGCCTTCAAGTCTTGAGCCAATTCAAGTGAGTATTCTGCCTTCAAAGCACGGCTACGAGCAGTAACAGTAACCTTGTCGATAGAGAATGCCATTTGGTTGAAAACGCTAGAGTCATCAGCACCCAAAGCTTCAGCAACAGCTGTAGACATACCAACACCAGTTGTGAAAGTGTTAGCAGTACCGAAGTCACCTGCAACAGAGTTGCTAGATGTATCAGTTGCAGTGTTACCTGAGAAACCGAATGGGTTAGCGGCAGATGAAGTACCAGAGAAAATGGTGTTAGCTTCATCGAAGAAAGCTTCTGTACCAGCACTTTGGTTTGTACCGTAACGAGCACGCATTGCGAAAATCAAACCTGTTGGTCCTGTCATTGGTTGAACACCAGCAACATCATACGCAATCAAGTTAGGCAATGCACGGCGAACCAATGAAATCAACACTGGATCGAAGTTAGAGATACCACCTGCAACGTTAGTTGGTGCTGCTGCGCCAACTGCTGTTTCGCTCAATTGTTGAGCAGCAGATGCCATTTCACGTTGTTGGTTTTCCAAAACAACGGCTGTAACAGCACGCTTGTATGGATCTTGAATAGCGCCGATTTCGGAATGTTCCAAAATTGGTGCCCATTTTTGTTGTAGTTCTTCTGAAAGATACATTAGAGATTACTCCTAGTTAATTTATAAAACGGTAATGTTTATTTATTTTACCGCTGATTTTGAAAGTGCGGATGCGATAGCAGCGATTGTTGGATCAGAGGAAACTGGTGTTTCTTTCTTTTCATCTTCAACAATAACTTCTTCGTTCAATGCAGAAATTGTAGCAGGTTTGATAGTTTGCTCTGTGAAGTACGATGTACGTAGAGTAACCATTTTGTCTGCAAATTCTTCATCAGTAGTGAAATCCACACTCTCTGCGAGTTGTTTCATTTTCTCTACTTGTGTCTGCGTTAGGCCTTCACATACTGCATGTATAGCCTCTTGTTTTTTGGATTCGTTTAAATCTTTGTGCAATTCAACATTTGCAAGGATTTGTTCGTTAACTTGTGCTTCCAATTCTTCAATCTTGTTGGTCAATTCTTC